ATCACTGTTGATGCTGATACATCATCTCTCGCTGACTTTACTGGTGATGCAGAGTTGACTAAGAGCGTTATTTTTAGAATGGCACCTGAAACATCAACCGGATGCACAATGCATTTACACGAGGTAAACATCGCATGAAGTTAATTTCAGAAGAGATCGAATCAGTAGAAGTTCTGACCGAAGAAAAAGACGGGAAGAAGACTCTATACATTCAAGGTCCTTTTTTACAAGCAGAAATCGTAAACCGCAATAAAAGATGCTATCCATTGCAGACAATGGTGAACGAAGTGAAGCGTTATAACGAAGCACATGTAGGCACAGGTCGTGCTCTTGGTGAACTAGGACACCCCGATGGTCCTCAAATTAACCTTGATAGAGTATCACACAAAATAGTATCATTACAACAAGAAGGTAATAACTTTGTAGGTAAGGCACAAATATTGTCAACCCCTATGGGTAAGATCGCTTCTTCTCTCATTGGAGAGGGAGTAAAGTTAGGAGTATCGTCTAGAGGTATGGGTTCTATTATCTCAAGAGATGGTGTGAACTATGTTGGCGAAGATTTTATGCTCGCAACTGCTGCTGATATTGTGGCAGATCCCAGTGCACCAGACGCTTTTGTCGATGGCATCATGGAAGGAAAGGAATGGGTATGGGAAGGCGGTATGCTACGTGAAAAGGCATGNAAAGGCGCACAAAGAAAGATAGATACCCTAGTTGACGAAGGAATTTTAGAAGCAAACAAACTTAAATTGTTCGCTAATTTCTTATCAGAACTATAAATTGATAAATAATAACAGTATTCAAACGAAAATACGGAAAAGTTAACCAATGGCTGCGAAAAAACAACTACATGAAATGGAGAACCAGGTTACAAAGGGCGCAGCGAAAGCAGACCCTATGCCTAAAGCTCCATCATACGTACCCGACAACGGTGCGATAGAAGATTTAGGAGGACCTACTCCTACAAACGGAAAACCAACTGATGATTCACATAAGTTGAAGACACCTAGTGCAACATTTGCACAGCAAGGTGATGTTCAAACTAAAGGATCTGCAGGTAAGGTTCAATTACCAGGACCTGGCGCTATAAAAAGCAGTGGTTATGGTAAAGGTGCAAACGAAGAGACTGCATCTGAGGAAGAAGCAGTTGTTGAAACTCCCGTATCTGAGTCTGAATCACCTGAGGAAGAAGTAGCAAAAGAAATCGTAATTGACGTTGCGGATGATGTTGCTGCACTCTTAGAAGGCGAAGAACTTTCTAAAGAGTTCCAAGAAAAGACTGCTACAATCTTTGAAGCGGCTGTAAAGTCCAAGATTGAACAAGTTGCTGAACAACTTGAGGAGCAATTCCAAGCAGCATTTGATGAGGAGATTGCTTCTCACAAATCAGAACTGACTGAGCGTATCGACTCATATCTTGAGTTCGTTGCTAACGAGTGGATCAATGAGAATGCACTTGCAGTCGAAACTGGAATCAGAGGTGAACTCTCTGAGTCCTTTATGAGTGGTCTTAAGACCCTCTTTGAAGAACATTATGTTGAAATCCCTGAAGAAAAATATGATGTATTAGAAGCAATGACTTCTAAACTAGATGAAATGGAAACAAAACTAAATGAACAGATCGAGAGCAATGTCGAATTGACAAAGCGTCTCAGTTCATCTGTATCAGACAACATCCTTGACGAAGTAAGTGAAGGTTTGGCTTTATCTCAAAAGGATAAACTCTCCGAACTATCTAAAGGTGTTGAGTTTGAAAGCGAAGAGCAGTACAGAGAAAAACTCGCCACACTTAAGGAATCGTATTTCAATGCGAAACCAGTTGTGGAATCCTCTGAAGTCACATCTGAGGAGAGCATAGTGGAGGATCATTCCCCTGCAATGTCACAATATCTCTCAGCATTGACTAAGTTCCAATAGTATCAATTTTTAAAACACACCCAAAAGGTAAGCCAAATGTTTAATTCTGGACAACTCCAGAAGAAGTGGCAACCACTCTTAGAGGCAGAAGGATTAGATAAAATCCAAGACAACCACAGAAGAGCAGTTACCGCCCAACTTCTAGAAAACCAAGAAAGATTTTTAAGAGAGGAAGTGCATTCCTAAGTGAAGCACCTCCTACAGTAAACACAGACCCATCAGGCACAGGCGCAGCTGGTTTCAGTGGCGGTGCTGCTGTTGGTGGACCTGTTGCAGGTTTCGACCCAGTTCTAATATCTCTAATCAGGAGATCTATGCCTAACTTGGTGGCATATGACTTAGCTGGCGTTCAACCAATGAATGGTCCTACTGGACTTATCTTCGCGATGAGATCTAAGTACGACAACCAGAACGGTACAGAAGCATTCTTCAACGAACCAGATTCTGCATTCTCTGCTCAAGACTCCGACACATCATTCACACAGGGTGATTACACAGGAGCAACTGACGGAGATTCAGACGTTGGTTTCGGTACAACTGCACAAGGTGGTGGTAACCCATCAATCTTGAACGGTGGTGCAGAGAACGCTTACTCAGTTGGACAAGGTTTCAAGACTCAACAGTCTGAAGCTTTAGGCGATGCTGCTAACAACGACTTCAGAGAGATGGCGTTCAGCATCGAGAAGGTATCTGTGACTGCGAAGTCAAGAGCCCTCAAAGCTGAGTACAGTTTAGAACTAGCACAAGACCTCAAGGCGATCCATGGATTGGATGCAGAGGCTGAGTTAGCAAACATCCTTTCTACTGAGATCCTAGCTGAGATCAATAGAGAGATCATCCGTACAATCTACAAGGCAGCAAGACCTGGTGCTCAAATCAATACAGCAACAACTGGTGTATTTGACTTAGACACAGACAGTAACGGAAGATGGATGGTTGAGAAGTTCAAAGGTATGATCTTCCAACTTGAAAGAGATGCTAACGCAATCGCACAGGAAACTCGTCGCGGGAAGGGTAACATCATCCTTTGCTCTGCTGATGTTGCTTCCTCTCTAACAGCTGCTGGTCAACTAGACTACACACCTGCACTTTCATCTAACATGAACGTTGATGATACTGGTAACACATTTGCTGGTACATTGAACGGTAGATACAAAGTTTACATCGATCCATTCGCTGCAAACCTAAGTGCTGATCAGTACTATGTTATGGGATACAAGGGTTCTAACCCTTATGATGCTGGTCTATTCTATTGCCCTTACGTTCCACTACAGATGGTAAGAGCAGTTGGACAAGACACATTCCAACCAAAAATTGGTTTCAAAACCAGATACGGAATGGTTGCTAACCCATTTGCTGAAGGTACTACACAAGGTCTTGGTAGAATTACTGGTAACAGTAACAGATACTACAGACGTGTTAAAGTTACAAACCTTATGTAAGCGAGTTGCTTATATACTTACAAGACCCCTTTACAGGGGTCTTTTTTTATGCTATAAATATGGTAGTCAAATAATACTATGAAAGATCAAGGATCTATTGCTGCTGGAGAAACACCAGAGGTAAGATGGAATCGAGGACTTGACATTTTTATAGAGTCTGTTCATACACCTGATTCCAAACTCAGAGGTTGTGCACATAATCAGCATTGCTACACAGAGTTGATGGATATTAGAGAACATGTGCTAGAATATCTGCAAAGTTTACGTAAATGAATGAACGGTAGAATCAATAAAGTAATGATGCTTGCGAGAACTATGAGAATAAAGCAAGGTATAATGGAAAAGCATTGGTATCCTGAGTGGAGTGATAAAGAAAGATGGGCTGCTCAACAAGCCCTAAATAATGTTTTAGATGTTCTTGATGAATACTGGGAGTAATGGCAGACACTAGGGTTAGAGGTGCTACACCTCCGTTCAAACTAAATGAACCTACTAATAGGAACTTCCTATCAATAGTTGGGTTTAAATTCTTGCTGAACCGTTGCCCTAAAGTTAGTTTCTTTTGCAATCAAGCAAACATACCAACTGTAACTCTTGGTACTACAACGCAAGCATCTTACCTTCGTCAAATACCTATACCTGGCACAGAGTTATCTTACGAAGATCTGACTCTTAGTTTTATAGTTGACGAGAACTGCGAGAATTACTTGCAGATATATAATTGGATTACTGGACTAGGATTTCCTGAGTCACTACAACAGTATGAAGATCTGAAGAAAGTAAATAGATTTTATCCCGACTCTGCTGAACAAGATCAGTTTGCAGAGAGGTCTGATGGAACATTGATGGTTTTGAATAGTGATTACAACCCAAGTATCTCTATCAAGTTCAAGGATTTATTTCCTGTTGCACTATCTGGTGTACCATTTGACTCAACAGAAACAGAGCAAAGATATTTTACCGCAATGGTTACCTTTAAATATACTATTTTTGATGTGATTGACGTAAATGGAACCAAGGTCTAAGACTTTAAGTCTTGAAATGATTCAAGACATGTGGGAAAAAGACGCAAAGATGAATCAAGATGAACTTGATACTGAGTCTCTACGAATCCCACAATTACACGCTACTTATTATGAACTATATAATACGATACTGCTCATGCGAAAGCGTGAAGAGCAGACACATTGTAATGTTCTACTAGATCGGAGAAAGTATTACACAGGTAAGGCAACTGCGTCTGTATATGAAGCAGAACCATTCCCTTACAAGGTCAG